CACACATACGATTAAAAGTCGTTATTGCTGCTCTGCTTGTATTCGATTGTCTTAGCTTGGATTGAGCAGAGTGATAGTGTCCATAATAACGATCAATCATTTGACCTCCGATTTCTAATTCAACTTCTTTCATCAAATAACTCCCATAATCTTTTGTTACGGACAAAGAAGGTGTATTGGCAGACGCCTTTAAAACAACTTCGTGTTCTAAGTACATTCTGTGAATTAAATCACCATTCCTAGAAATAGTTGCTGAAGCATTTCTTCCAAAATCGGCAGTTCCATTAAATGTTTGTTTGATCGACTCCATCGAGAAATTAGTGTGACGACGGTACACCACTTTAAAGAAAGTAATCTGTGGATTACCAGTTAAGTAGATATCCTGAGCGCCGTAGGCAACAAGTTGCATTAAACCTCCTCCCATTGTTATTTTATACCTTAATATAGAAAAAAATAACAAACAAAAACTTATCTTATTTGAATGAATTATTTAATTAGAATAAGCGAGACCACCCATACCCGACATAATACGGAGAACATTGTAGTTCACAGCATAGATAATTAAGCCGGTAGCTGATAAAAGGCCCGTTCTTACTAATCTAGCATCATCAATTCGAGAAAAGTTACAGGTTCCAGAAGGTTGGTGCTCCTCAGGTTTCAAAGCAAAAGAATACACAGCAATAGAGTCTCTCTTTATAGTACCACCAAATCCGGTATGATGCTTCCAGACCTGACAACGAGTAAAATATGAAGTCTTTCTTCTTTCAAAACGATCGTGACCATTTAATTTTAGATTATATTGAGTAGTATCTCCGGAAATAGTTACAGGAGTTGCATCACCGTATTCAGAAGCGTCAGGTTTTCCAATCCATATTAATTCTTTCACTGGATGATTAAAATTAAGTTCTATTTGACTACTATTTGTAGCACTTATTCTCTGAACTTGTTCGATCAAGTATTCGTGGGAAACCTGTGCGAATCTACGTCTTTCATCAGTATCTAGGTAAATATAATCGACCCATAAAGATATTCCACCGTCTACCAGCGTCACAGGAGTCGTACCTCCAAAACCAACAGTTCCATTTAAAGTGATATCAATTTTTACTTCGTGATACTGGAGTGCGATCAATGGAAGAGCAAGACCAACATTTCTACAGAACCAAAATGGCAATGGTATCATTAAATCAGTTTGGGTTAGTTCTCCATTATTATGTCCTATGACTCCACCTGAACCGCTCATTTTTTGATATAGAGTACTACCGGTATTATCATATGGAGCACCAGCAATTAAACCCCCTGGATTAACTTGTGTTAATTCGGTCCAAGTTTCCAACCAGTCATTATAATAACGATCAATTCTTTGTCCTCCAATTTCTAATTGAACCATTTTTAAAAGTGTTGTCCCTGGATTACCTGATCCTTCATCCCCAAACTGTGAAAATTTAGCATTGACATACATATTATGAATTAAATCACCATTTCTTGATATGGTTGATGTAACTGTCCCTCCAATATTATTTTGTCCACTGAGTGTCTGTTCGATTGCCTCCATCGAGAAATTGGTGTGTCTGCGATACACAACCTTAAAGAAAGTAATCTGCGGATTACCAGTTAAGTAGATATCCTGAGCGCCGTAGGCGACAAGTTGCATTAAACCTCCTCCCATTGTTATTTTATACCTTAGTATAGAAAAAAATAACAAACAAAAACAATCTTATAAATTAATTAATTTAATAAGTGAATAGATTTTATTAATTCGAATAGGCGAGACCACCCATACCCGACATAATACGTAAGACGTTGTAGTTCACTGCATAAATAGATAAACTATTTGCTCCAACAGGATATGTAATTTTTTTACCCCTTAAGTTCGCATTATCAATACGAGAGAAATTACAAGTTCCAGAGGGCTGATGCTCCTCCGGTTTCAAAGCAAAAGAATAAACTGAAACAGAATCCCGATTAAAAACACTTCCTACACCGGTGTGATAATCTTGTACTTGAGTTCTTGTGAAATATTGAGTATCTCTTTCGGCGAAACGGTCGTGACCATTCAAGATTAATTGCCAAGATCCAGGTGAAGTACCACCGTATTTTCTAGCGGATAAATCGGATAAGAAAGTTGCAGGGCCACGTTGTCTTTCGACGGCATTATAGTTACGAGAAAATAATTCACCTTCCCCTGATAGATCGGCCGTGGCCAAACTTTTTATTGCATTGCCGCCGGCAGCGATTGTAAATGGTGCGAACATATCGTTCAGGGTGGGATCCTCCGGAAGATCGAAACCAGTGCTGTCAGGTACCTGCCCGTTTAATACGGAGTAACGTGTATTTCTAGCGAACCATATTAATTCTTTAACAGGGTGGTTGAAAGAAACATTTACATCGTATTCCTGGGGCAGTCCATCTGGATCAATGTTTTCATCGATATACTGAATCTGTTCGATCAAATATTCATGAGAGACCTGGGCAAAACGACGTCTTTCATCAGTATCAAGATAAATGTAATCTACATATAGGTCAAACTCCGAATCGTTATCTGAAGGGGATTGCATAGTGTATGCATCAGTCCCTGCGGCATTTGTGATAGCGTCCGAGGTGCTGCCAGTTCTTGTCACAACACCAATATCTCCATATAATTTAGAAAGTTCTTCAATTTCCAACTTAACTTTAACTTCGTGATATTGAAGGGCGATTAATGGTAATGCGAGTCCGATATTTCTACAAAACCAAAATTGGAGCGGGATGTAAATAGTTTCTGAAAGAGGATTTGCTAGAGTACCCTGAGAGTTAATAGTTTTGGCGCCACCCACAACTCCAAAATGACCTCCAGTTCCAAAGGCGGTCACATGTTGGGCGCCGTCTTGAACAACGATTCCAGAAAAGTTTCCAGTACCAGACATTTTTTGAAATAATGTTTTTTCAAACTCTGCAGGATCTGATCCGTCTGAAGCGTTACCAGATGATCCTGCCAGCCCTTGGGTGCGTCTCCAACTATTTTCAGCAACATTAGTTCTTTCAGCAAAACCATATGCTGTTGGATTGAACTCAGTTAAATCACTCCAAGCTTGCATCCATTGTCCTGTATGTGTGTCGATTGTTTGACCACCGATTTCTAATTCGACTTCTTTTATAAGTGCGTGACCATAATTCGGAACATAAGAATGAACATTTCCAACACCATTAGAACCCAATCGATTTCCTAAGGGATGAGTGATTGATGGAGTATGTTCCAACCAAATATTGGAAATTAAATCACCATTCCTTGAAATTGTACTGGTAACCTGATTTCCGTATCCTGGAGTTCCATTAAATGTCTGTTTAATCGATTCCATTGAGAAATTCGTATGACGACGATAAACCACTTTAAAGAAAGTAATCTGTGGATTACCAGTTAAGTAGATATCCTGAGCGCCGTAGGCGACAAGTTGCATTAAACCTCCTCCCATTGTTATTTTATACCTTAGAATAGAAAAAAAAATAAAGTAAAAACGATCTAAGATTATTTTTCATTATTTTTTTATTTTATATATTATTAAAATGTCAGAATCAGGTTGTCTTAAAACTGAAAAATATAATTCTATGAATATTAATGATAGAGTTATAAGTAAATCATTTAATGGAGGTCGGTTAGAAGTAAAAAGTAAACCACGTGTAACTTTGACAGATTTTTCAAGAGAAGTGACAGATGTTTCCGATGATCAAAATAGTGAATATACTATTCACGATGGTGCATTTTTAACAGTCACCAATAATAAACAAGTAGATAAAACTATTTCTCTGACTAATACATTTGAAACGTCGATTAATATCGATTGGCCGAAAGGTTCTTATATACAAGATGTTTCGATAGTATTTAAAAATACCAAAACAGCAAGTGCGATTGATTTTGGAACTAATACAATACATATTAAATTGGATGCGATATCTGGTGAAATCGATAAAGGTATAATAATGGATTATAAAAAAATTGGGACAGAGACATCAGCCACGGGAGGGATGGGTAAAGTATTCAAAAATATACCTATACCGATTATTAAATGTTGCACCGGTATTCATTCGATGTCTTTACAACACTGTCCTGCTTTTCTTAATCAGGATTCAGTAAAGAATGATGAGTTTTCTATTAAAAATCCGACTGAGAGTTGGACCGATGGGTACGGTTCACTTGAGAGATGTTATCCATTATATAACCCACAAGATGTACCAGCATCGGAGGGGGATCTGCCGGATAAGTTAAGATTAACTCTAGCAATTACTACTATAAATGGGGATGTTGGTACTAATATTCCGACAGGTCCTACTCTCAGCACACTACAAACACAGTTAGAGGATACAGAATTATTGGTCATTGTTACCTATATGAAAATGAATCTTAAAGATATCTCTTTTTAAATAAATTACGATTAATTTTAAATTTTTTTTTCTAACTATGTTTATATTCAAGATGTCTGAATCAGGTTGTTTACATAATAATAAGTTTGAATCGATTAAAGTTGAAGGAGATATAGATGGTAAAAATGTTATTATAAATGGGAATCATAAACATACTTCTACGGATCGTGATTTAAATACAGATGTTTCTAATTATACGGTAAGAACGATGATTTCCTGTGGAACAGAAAATGGAAAATATTTAAATCGTTCTCATAAAATATCTTGCGATTTAAGTAAAGAGTATCAAAAATCCGTTTTACCTTTAAGCTCCATTGAAATTACTGAGATTGCTAATGCTGATGATAATAATGATAATCATAATGATAGGATTGTAGATTTTGCCGTAGAAGGGACAAAATACAATGTTGGATCAATCCACACTGACGCAGTTGCCAGCAAAGTCTCCAACTACGTAGCCAATGAAATCACTGAGCGCAACCAAATGACCGACCAAATATTGAATTTAGCTGGAGATTTATATGATCATTTACATAAAACGATATATAATAATTGTTTTATGTCAATTGACAATCCTCATTTATTACACGCTTTAAAGGATCCGAATACGGGCAGTATACAGCTTAAAAAATCTTATGAATATAAAACTGCTTTATCATCCCCGGGGGATCAATTATCTTTACAGAATACTTGGAATATAAATCCGAGAATTGAACCACTAACAGGTGATCAGATTATAGAAGAGAAAATCCCATTATTTTCTTCAATGTTTAAATACTATATTAAATGGCCCCCAAATACTATGTTACACGATTTAATAATTATACCAAGTGAAGAAATAGAGTTTAAAACAAGTGCAGATACATATACAGCGGTATCAGGAGATGCTGATGCGCGAACAAAAATACTTCATCAAAATTCAGTTCAGAGATTTCGTAGAGAATTATGTATTAATTTAATCAAGGTTGGTAATCAAGAAAAAATACATAATGGAATATCATCGTCAATGGAGACTGGAGTCGCGGGAAGATACACGCCGGGTAGCGGGAGCATGAATGCCGCGGCTAAGGAAGAAATGTATAGAAATATAAATACTCAAAATTTTAATTCAGATTTTGAGGTAGATTACGACTCGATTGTGTTCAGTGGCAGCC